ATCTCCCTGAGTTTACTGGCTATGCCATCAAGATCGTCATGGCGGGCAGCAATCAAGCTACTCCACCAATTATCAAAGACCTAAGAGCCATCGCAACCATTAAACCAAAAGTATGACCTACATCAAAGTAAAAGACAAGAATCACCTTGAGCGTGATAAGTTCAGTAATGCAATCGTCAACACTGACGTTGAAAATTACGAGAAGTACCTTGAAACTTATAGACAAAAGTACAGTGAAAAGCAAAAAATTACTAACTTAGAGAACGAAATGAATGTCATAAAGAATGATCTAAGTGAAATAAAAAATCTCCTTGTCTCTCTTATTAAAAATGAATCATACTGATATTAAAATAGAATCTATGTCTAGATCCTTTGAATTTGAAAAACTTTCAAGGGATATTGATACTATAGATAATGTAGTGGAACTAAGAAATCTATCTAAGTATTTTCTTAAGTTATATCTTAAACAACAAGAAGTTATTTCTACAATATAAATGGCTAAACCATCAACAAGACAAGGATTAATTGATTACTGCCTAAGGAAATTGGGCGCTCCCGTGCTGGAGATTAACGTTGCACAGGAACAATTAGAAGATTGTCTTGATGATGCAGTCCAATTATTTCAAGAGCGTCACTTTGATGGAGTTACGCAGACTTACCTAAAGTATAAAATTACACAAGCTGATATTGATCAGGCCCGAGGTAAGTCAAATGTTGGCATAACCACGGTCACGGGAACCTATAAGAACTTCCAATTTGAAGAAAATGGAAGTTATCTGCAGATCCCAGATTCCGTTATTGGTATTAACAGAATCTTCAAGTTTAGTGGAGTTAACAACATCTCCAGCAATATGTTCAGTATTAAATATCAGTTATTCCTTAATGATGTTTATTACTGGGGCTCAATGGAGCTATTGACTTATACTATGACGATGAGATACTTGGAAGATATTGACTGGATCTTGAATACTGAAAAGCAAGTGCGCTTCAATAAAAGAGACGATAAGCTCTACATTGATGTAGACTGGAATTATGTTGATCCAGATTCTTACATTATTATTGACTGTTATCGCGCTCTAGACCCGGCACAGTCCAGTAAAGTATGGAATGATTCTTTCCTTAAGCGGTATCTTACTGCCCTAATTAAGCGACAATGGGGACAGAATTTGCTTAAATTCCGTGGTATGAAGATGCCAGGGGGTATTGAGTTGAATGGTCGTGAACTTTATGATGATGCTCAAAGAGAAATTGACATGATCCAGCAAAGAATGAGCATGGATTATGAAGAGATGCCTCTTGATTTGATTGGGTGATCTAAATGTTAAATCCATTCTTCCTCAACGGCTCCGAAACTGAACAGGGGCTACTACAAAGTCTCATTAACGAGTCCATTGGTATTCATGGAATTGATGTTTATTACATCCCAAGGGAATACATAACCAAAAGAACTGTTATCCGAGAAGTAATAGAATCTAAGTTTTCTGTTGCCCTGCCTATTGAAGCCTATGTTGATACCTATGAAGGCTACGAAGGTGTTGGAACTCTACTCTCTAAGTTTGGTATTCAACAGATCAACGATTTAACTATCACGATCTCAAAAGAAAGATACGAAAATTATATTGCTCCACTGATCCAAGAAATTCCTAAAATTGAGTTATCAGCTAGACCCAAAGAGGGAGATCTAATTTACTTTCCACTAGGAGATAGACTATTTGAAATCAAATATGTTGAACATGAGAATCCTTTCTATCAGCTAAAGAGAACTTATGTTTATACCTTAAGGTGTGAATTGTTCAGATATCAAGACGAAATTATTGAGACAGGATTAGACTTCATTGACAACAATGTAGTTGATCAAGGATTTGTTGAAATCTATAGAATGGTTGGTATTGGCTCAACCGCAACCGCAACTGCAACTATTGTTAATGGTGGCGTCCGCAGTGTTACTATCATAAACCGTGGTGATGGATACACTAGGGCACCCGACGTTGGCTTTACTACCGCTCCTGCTGGCGGATTGACTGCCGTTGGTGTTGCCACAATGATTGGCGGAATTGTTGATCTATGTGAACCTGATAACCAGCTATTCAGGGTTCAAGGTGTTGATATTGTTAATGCTGGTTTTGGGTATACAGTACCACCAACAGTAGCTTTCTATGGTGGCGGGGGTGCTGGTGCAGTAGGTATTGCTAGCATAGGAAATGGAATTGTTGGAGTTATTACAGTTACAAGTCAAGGTAGTGGTTATGTTGAAGCTCCTTCAATCACATTTACTGGTATTTCTTCAGTATCAGCAGCAGCCACGGCTATTGTTCAGAACGGTAGAATCACTGCTATTAGAATAACTAATGCTGGCTTGGGTTACACTGCTGTACCCACAATTACTATTTCAAGTCCATATATGATCGGTTTTGGTACCTTCCAGTTTAACGAAGAGGTTGTAGGTAGTGTTACTGGCGCAACAGCCAGGGTAAGAAAGTGGGATGCCACGACTAATACTCTAGAGGTATCCAGTGCATCCTCACCATTTGCGCCAGGTGAGATCTTGATTGGAAGAACGTCAAGCGCAACTTACAAAGTTCTAGGCAACTTCGGTAACCTAACTAATGAGCAACTAGAGGAAGAAGGATTTGAAACTCAGTATTTCTATCAGAATGTAGATATTCAGGTAGAAGCCAATAAAATTCTTGATTTTTCAGAGAGCAACCCATTCGGTAATCCATAATGTTTGAGCACTTTTACTACGAAATTATTAGAAAAACTATCACCGCTTTTGGTGCTCTGTTCAATAATATCTACATTAAACATAAAAACAATGAGGGTGAGGTTGTTTCAACAATCAAGGTGCCTATTGCTTACGGGCCTACTCAGAAGTTCCTTGCTCGTTTAAAGGAATCTCCTGACCTCAATAAGCCCATTCAGGTAACGACTCCAAGAATGTCAATGGAGATCATTGCGCTGTCTTATAATGCCCAGAACAAGGGAGTTCAAACTCAATCATTTATTGCACGGGATGATAACGGAAAGCCAAGAAAATCATATCTGCCAGTTCCTTATACATTAAATCTGGAATTGAGCATCTTCACTAAACTAGAAGATGATATGCTCCAGATCGTAGAGCAAATTTTGCCATACTTCCAACCTTCTTACGTCGTAACAATTACGGTTGTGGATGAAATTAATGAGAAAAGAGACATTCCTTTTACTCTTGATAACATCACAATGACTGATAATTATGAAGGCAACTTTGATGAAAGAAGGGCCCTGATCTGGACTCTTAAATTCAGTGCTCAAATTTACTTCTTTATTCCCATTTCTTCTGCTAATGCCACCGATAGTGAGATTATCAAGAAAGTATCACTTGGATTCGTTGCTGGAGACACTTCAGGAGATAATCCATTCAAAGATGTTACTTACTCTGTAACACCAACAGCAACAAGGAATTATACAGGTACAGTTGTTACTACTGTTGCTGTGGATGCAGATGACGAAACCGTATTCTTACAGTTAACCGATGCGACCAACATCACAGAAAGATCTTTCATTAGCATTAACGATGAAACAATGTATGTTGAGAACATAGATAATGATGAAATAACTGTTATCCGAGGAATCTACGGTACTACTGCAAAGACTCATATTGCAGGTAGTGATGTAAAAAATATTACTACCGTTGATAATAATTTAATTGTCTATGGTGACAGTTTTAGCTTTCAGGGAGAACTTATTTAATGGCAGCTAAGAAATTTGATGCACTCAATGAGACATTTAATGTTGCATCTGAACCTATTTCCGTTGAAATTGAAAAGAAGCAAGAAGTTTCTATTGAAAAAGTAGATCAGGCGGTTATTGATCTTGAAAAAGATTATACCTATGCCAGAGCTACAATGACCAGCATTATTGACAAAGGTAGGGAGGCTCTGGATAATATTTTAGAGCTTGCGCAAGAAACTGATTCGGCAAGAGCTTATGAGGTTGTAGGGCAATTAATTGATAAGGTTACAAATAGTACCGAAAAACTCCTAGATCTTCACAAAAAGATGAAGGAAATAAAAGATATTGAAAGCAATAACGGCCCAACTAATGTAACTAATAATGCTATGTTCTTTGGTAGTACGTCTGAGGCCATAAAAATGATTAAGGAACAAATGAAGAACCTTAACATAGCCGAAGAAACCGATAAATAAGTTATACTTAGAAAATACATTAAATGGCCGATCTTTTTAAGAAAAATGAGATCAAAGATCCTAACAATAAGTTAAAGAAATTTGCTAGTGCAGAACTTAATCAGTTACCAGCACATAACAAAAAAGTAGCAACAGAATTAGAGAGAAGGAAAAAGGTGAAGGTAGACCTGCCTTATATACAGAAAGAAGAAATGACCCTTGTTCAAAAAATTCTGCAGGAGATGGGTTGTGGTTGTGATATGAAGAAGCACAAAACCCCAGAAGAAATTGCTGATAAGCATGGTAAATCAGTAAAATACATCAATAAGCAACTAAAAGCAGGTATTCAAGTAGAACACGAACACACTGATGATCAACATGAAGCAGAAGTTATTGCCCTTCAGCACCTTGCTGAACGTCCTGATTATTATGAGCGGCTGAAAAAAGTAGAAAAAGTAGATGAGGCGAAGAAAGAAGGAGATCCTTGCTGGAAAGGTTATGAGCAAGTAGGGATGAAGAAAAAAGGTGGTAAAAAGGTACCAAATTGCGTTCCTGTATCTGAAGCCTTCCGTCTTCCCGCTCAAAATGGACAACTTATGCACATTTTGCACTCTTGGAGAGGTAAAATGATGTCAACACAGCTATTTTTTCCTGCAGGTAGAGTACCTAGCCGTAGTGAAGTAGCTGAAGCTATCAATAAAGTTTATCCAGATAGCCGTTTACTTTCCTATCGTGCTGGCGATTTTGCTCCCGATCAGCCTCTCGTACAGGTTGGCAATAGTAAATCCAAGAATTATTTGATGAATAACGGCACCATTGGAGAAAGTGCTGCATGGACAAGAAAAGAAGGCAAGAATCAAGAAGGTGGCCTTAACGAAAAGGGTAGAAAATCCTACGAAAAAGAAAACCCTGGTAGTGATCTAAAGCCCCCAGTTTCTGCTGAACAAGCAAAAAAGTCTCCTAAGTCAGCAGCCCGTCGTAAGTCTTTTTGCTCACGTATGAGCGGAATTGAAGGCCCGATGAAAGATGAAAAAGGCCGTCCAACCCGCAAGGCACTCTCCCTAAGAAAGTGGGATTGTTGATATTAAATAATAAATCTAAAGTATAATATTGCGTGGGAAAATCTAACGATGTTTATCTTGGTAATCCGCTCCTAAAAAGAGCGCATACTGAGGGTGAGCTTACATACGAGCAAATCATTGAGCTAGCTAGATGTGAGCAAGATCCATTATATTTTGCAAGCAATTATATCCAGATTGTTACGCTAGATCATGGTCTGCAGCCATTTTCTCTTTATAAGTTCCAAGAGAAGATGTTGCGGACTTTTCATGATAACCGCTTCATTATTTGTAAACTTCCCAGACAGCCCCTAGCTCTTGATACTCCGGTACCTACACCAAGAGGGTGGACTACTATCGGTAAATTAAAAGTAGGAGATAGGGTATTTTCTTCTGCCGGCCAGGTAACAAGGGTTGTTGCAAAATCAGAAACTTATACCGATGCCGAATGTTATAGAATAAGTTTTGATTGTGAAGAGAGTATTGTTGTAGAATCTGACCACTTGTGGGAACTGTTCCTTAATGGTGAGAAAGTAATTAAGACAACCGCACAGTTGTTTCAAAATAGACACAATAATTATACTTTAAAAAGAGCGCCATTAAAAGGAAAAAATAAAAGGTTTCCAGAAAACTGGAATAATGAAATCACTATCACTTCAATAGAAAGGACAGATACTGTCCCGGTTGCATGTATTGAAGTCAAAGATGATACACACATGTTCTTATGTGGTAAAAACTTTATCCCACAAAAGAACTGTGGTAAATCAACTACTGTTGTATCTTACCTGATCCATTCATTGATTTTCAATGAGAAATTCTCCATTGCTATTCTAGCTAACAAGGCTAGTACAGCAAAGGATCTGTTAGCTCGGCTTGCAGTAAGTTATGAAAACCTACCAAAATGGATTCAAGCTGGTGTTAAATCTTGGAATAAAACTTCAGTAGAGCTTGAAAATGGTTCTAAAGTAATGGCGGCATCTACCTCAGCTTCTGCTGTGCGGGGTGGATCTTACAACATCATTTTCCTTGACGAGTTTGCATTCGTTCCAAACCAGATTGCGGCAAACTTTATGAACTCTGTCTATCCTACCATTACTTCAGGTGATAACTCCAAAGTTATCATTGTAAGTACCCCTAATGGTATGAATCTTTATTATAAAATGTGGGACGATGCCCTCAATAAGAGAAATGAATATGTTCCTATTGAGATCAACTGGAATGATGTGCCAGGTAGGGACGATGAATGGCGTAGATCCGTTATTTCTAACATTGGTGAGCTTGCATTTGAACAAGAATTTGTCTGTTCATTCCTTGGATCTTCTAACACACTGATTTCTGGTAGTAAATTAGGGGCGATGAAGTTTGATAAGCCGATTAAATCCAGAAATAGTCTTGATGTTTATGAAGAACCAATAAAAGATCATGCTTATGTACTCACTGTTGACGTTGCTAGGGGTGTTAATAAGGACTATTCCGCTTTTTCTGTTATTGATATCACAAAAATGCCCTATAAACAGGTGGCAAAATATCGTGATAATCAGATTAAACCTTTGATGTTCCCTTATGTAATCAAGGACGTAGCTGAACATTATAATAGAGCTTATATTCTATGTGAAGTTAATGACGTTGGAGATCAGGTTGCAACTGGTCTGCATGATGAGCTTGAATACGACAACATGTTGATGTGTAGCGTTAGTAGCAGAAAAGGCCAAGTTGTAGGCCAAAACTTCTCCGAAAAGGCTGCATGGGGCGTTAAGATGCAGAAGAATGTTAAGCGAATTGGTTGTCTTAACCTAAAAGCTCTAATTGAAGAAGATAAGCTCCTTATTAACGATCTTGATACAATCAATGAGCTAACCACATTTATTGCGAAAGCTGGATCTTGGGAAGCGGATGACGGTAAAAACGATGATTTAGTAATTACTCTTATCATTTTTGCCTGGCTCTGCACGAACCAATACTTCAAGGATTTACAGGATCAAGACCTTAGAAAGAAGCTATTTGAAGAAAAAATGGCTAACGAAGAAGATGATATGCTACCTTTCGGGTTTGTGGATCTTCAGATAGAAGGTGATGCTAGTCAGGACTCAGAAGGTAATCTTTGGATGGCTGCCAACCCAGAAAGAGAGGTAGAACATCTGGCTCAACTCTGGGAATATTTCTATTAAAGTATAATCAAAACCCCATTTTTTCTAAATAATCTTTAGAACACTGTATTATTGGGGAGTAATAGATGGCAACGCCACAACTATCACCGGGAGTTTTAATAAGGGAGGTTGACTTAACTGTTGGCCGTGCGGATAACGTATTAGATAACATTGGCGCTATTGTAATGCCTGCGCCACAGGGTCCAGTGTCTGAGCCTGTAGACATTGTTACTGAGCAAGATCTAATTAACGTATTTGGTAAGCCCCTAAACACCGATAGCCAGTATGAATACTGGATGAGCGCGAGTTCATTTTTGACCTATGGTGGTGTTCTTAAGGTAGTAAGAGCCGATGGTAGCAATTTAGTTAACGCTAACGCTGCTCGCAATGCAAGTGGTGTTTCTACTGTAGGTGCTCCTGCCCTAAAGATCCCTAATTTTGACTACTACGAAGCAAATATTGCAGACGAAGATTCTGTAAACTACGTATTTGCTGCCAAAAACCCCGGTGAGTGGGCTAATAACCTTAAGGTTTGCGTCATTGACGGTCGTGCCGACCAAATTATTTCCGTTGGCACTACAGCTTCTCTACTTGCAACCGTAGGTACCGCTGCTACCGTTCCTGTTAATAACGTAACCATTGGATTTGGTACTACTTCAACCTTCACTGGTTATCTAAAGGCTGTCATTACCGGCATCAACACTGGCTCTGGTACCCTTGATGTTAAACTGGTATCTAAAGTAGCTTCTGGTAGCACTACTGAGACTCCAATTGTTTATGCCCAGAAAGATCCTCTTGCTTCTTTCGGTAGCACCACGGTATCTTTCGGTAGCACTGCTGTTCCCATTAGCCAGACACAAGATTGGTACGACCAACAAACTCTAGGACTAACCAATACTACGGTATATTGGAGATCCATTGCTCCACGTCCCACCACAACTCAATACACTCTTGATCGTGATGGTCTCAATGACGAGATCCACGTTGTAGTGTTTGATGATACTGGTAAGCTAACTGGTATTCAGGGTAATCTACTTGAGAAGCACATTGGTCTTTCCAAGGCTACTGACGCTGTAAGTGCTGTAAACTCACCACAAAAGATCTTCTGGAAGAGCTACTTGGCTCAATATTCCAATTATGTTTATGCTGGCGATAACCCATCAGATAACGGCAATAATGAGGTTGTTTATCAAACTAACGTAGGTCTTTCTACCGCTGCTGGTTTGTGGAATCTCCCTGCTCAAAGTAAGACTTTCTCTGCTCTCGGTAACGTAACTTATAACCTAAGCGGTGGTAAGGATTACGGTGCTAGCGGCAGTATGGCTGCTACTCTAGGTGATATCATCAATGGTTATAGACTATTCTCTAACAAGGATGAAATTCAAGTTGATTACCTGATCAATGGCCCTGGCTTCAATAGCAAGTTTGAATCACAAGCTAAGGCTCAAGAGCTTATTTCTATTGCTGGTCAGCGTAAAGATTGTATTGCAGTAGTTTCACCACATCGTACTGATGTTGTTGATATTACTAACTCCGATACTCAGACTGACAACATTATTGAGTTCTTCTCAAGTCTAGCAAGTTCTTCCTACGCTATTTTTGATAGTGGCTATAAGTATTCTTATGATCGCTTCAATAACAAGTTCCGTTACATCCCATGTAACGCCGACGTTGCTGGTCTCTGTGTAAGAACCGCCATTAACTCTTATCCATGGTTCTCCCCCGCAGGACAGCAGAGAGGCATTTTAAACAATGCTATTAAGCTGGCCTACAACCCAAACAAAGCTCAGAGAGATCAACTGTATCCACTACGTATTAACTCCATTGTTAACCAGCCTGGTATTGGTATTCTACTCTTTGGTGATAAGACCGCTCTAGGATATGCATCTGCATTTGATCGTATTAACGTTCGCAGACTATTCCTAACTGTAGAGCAAGCGCTTGAGAGAACTGCTCAAGCTCAACTGTTTGAGTTGAATGATCAGATCACTCGGGCAAACTTTGTTAACATTGTTGAGCCTTATCTAAGAGATGTTCAGGCAAAACGAGGTATTTACGACTTCCGTGTAATTTGCGATGAAACCAATAACACTCCAGATGTTATTGATAATAATGAATTCAGAGCTGACATTTTCCTTAAGCCAACTAAGTCCATCAACTATGTAACCCTAACATTTGTTGCAACTCGTACTGGAGTTGCCTTTGAAGAAGTTACTGGTCGGGTTTGATTTACTAAAACTATAAGGAGGAACAACTAAAATGTCTACTTTACGCACTATTACCGGATTTAAAGAGCGCCTCCAAGGTGGTGGCGCCCGTAGTAACCTCTTTGAGGTTAGTATCCCTGCCTTCCCCCCTGACCTAGGTATTACTTGGGGTTCAGAGGAAATCAAAACCTTCAACTTCCTTTGTAAGGCAACCAGCCTTCCACAATCTAACGTGAACGCCATTGAGGTAAACTTCCGTGGTCGTGCCCTTAAGGTTGCTGGTGATCGTACTATTGAGCCATGGTCTGTTACTATCATCAACGATGAAGACTTCAGACTACGTACTGCGTTTGAGCAGTGGGCTAACGCTATCAACAAACTAGATAACGCTACTGGTGCTACTCGCCCAGCTTCCTACATGACCGATGCCTTTGTGTATCAACTAGGTCGTGGTGCTGATTTGGGTAGATTCTCAACCAACAACTCACAGATTTTCCCTGAAGGACAAATTCCCCCACTAAGAACCTACAAGTTCTATGATATTTGGCCTTCTAATGTGAGCGCTATTGACATTTCATATGACAATAACGACCAGATTGAAGAGTTTACTGTTGACTTCCAAGTTCAGTGGTTCTCTATTGGTGAGTCTACTGGCGGCGCTGCTGCAGACCAGGCTAACGCTACTATCCGATAACTAAATAGTTCTACTAAAAATGTAGAACTATATTTTTCATGGCTAAATTATTTGGTTTTTCTATTGATGATAACGAAAAACTAACACCATCTACATTGTCCCCCGTTCCTCCCAATGATGAGGACGGGGTTGATCATTATGTGACTTCTGGCTTTTTCGGATCACATATAGATATTGAAGGTGTTTATAGAACGGAGTTTGATTTAATCAAACGATACCGTGAAATGTCTTTGCACCATGAAGTTTCCAATGCGATTGAGGATATCGTAAATGAGGCCATTGTATCTGACACCAATGATTCTCCAATAAAGATTGAGCTTTCTAATCTAAATGCAAGCGAAGAATTAAAAGAGATCGTCAGGGGAGAATTTAAGACTATTCTGGAGCTTCTTGACTTTGACAAGAAAGCTCATGAGATTTATCGTAACTGGTATATTGACGGTAGACTCTATTATCATAAGGTAATTGACTTAAAGAAACCCACAGACGGAATTAAAGAACTAAGGTACATTGATGCCATGAAGATGCGTCATGTACGTAGAGCAAAGGGAGAAGATAAGAGTAGACAGATTCTTAAGACAAACATCAAAGGAGAAGTCAATCCTATGGATTTAGCTTTCCCTGAAATTGAAGAGTATTTTGTATATCATCCAAGAGCAGAAAACCCAATCGGAACTCCGACAACTGGACAAACTGCTGGCTCTGATGCTGGTATTAAGTTTACGAAAGATTCAATCACTTATTGCACATCTGGACTTGTAGACCGCAATAAAGGCACTACTCTTTCATATCTTAATATCGCAATTAAGCCTCTTAACCAACTAAGGATGATTGAGGATGCTATTGTTATCTATCGTTTGACTCGCAGTGTTGAGCGTAGAATTTTCTACATTGATGTGGGAAATCTACCTAAGGCAAAGGCAGAGCAGTTCCTACGTGAAACTATGCTCCGCTATCGCAACAAACTAAACTATAACTCAACCACAGGTGAAATCACTGACGGTAAGCGGTTTATGTCTATGATGGAAGACTTCTTCCTTCCTAGACGTGAAGGTGGTAGGGGTACTGAGATTACGACTCTCCCACCCGGCCAGAACCTTGGGGAACTAACCGATCTAAACTATTTCAAGAAAGAACTGTACAAAGCTCTTGAGATTCCCAGTTCTCGTATTGATGGTGATGGTGGGTTTAACCTCGGTAGGTCATCAGAGATCCTGAGAGACGAGGTTAAATTCTCTAAATTCGTAGGCCGTTTAAGAAAAAGGTTCTCAACCCTATTCATTGATCTCCTCAGGACTCAGCTTCTATTAAAGAACATCGTAACCCCAGAAGACTGGGATCGGATGGTAGAGCACATCCAGTTTGATTTCCTTTATGATAATCACTTCGCGGAACTTAAGGAAGCTGAGCTTCTGTCTGAGAGATTAAATATTGTTTCTCTTGCTGAACCTTATGTTGGTAAGTATTTCTCACAAGATTATCTGCGTCGTAATATCTTGAAGCAGACTGACGAAGAGATCGTTGAACAAGATAAGCTCATTCAAAAAGAAATTGAAGATGGTATAATTCCAGATCCAGCTACTATTGATCCTACTACAGGGATGCCTTATCCAGAAGTTCCACCAGAAGGAGGAGATCCAGGGAATAATATTCAAGGTGATGGAGGTAAGATTCCCGTAGATCCTCAAGTTGATGCAGCTTCAGTAGAAGCGCCAAAGGTTAAGGGAGCAGAGATCTAAATAAAAAATCTTTGAATCCCTTATAACATGAAAAATAAAAGAATTTTCATTACCGGGGGAACTGGATTCCTTGGTAGAGCATTGATTGGCAAATATTATGATAACAATACAATTACTGTTTATTCTAGAGACGAGGCAAAGCAATATTATTTGCAGAAACAGTTTCCAAGAATAAACTGTGTTTGCGGTGATGTTAGAAATTATGATCTAATGCAAAGGGCAAGCAGAAATCATGATGTTGGTATTTTTACTGCGTCTTTTAAGCAAATTCAAGCTTGCCATGATAACTATGAAGAAGCAAATCAGGTAATTGTTCAGGGGGCATTCAATAGCCGTCGTTGTGCTGAAGAAAATGAGTTTGAATCAGCATGTTTTATTTCCAGTGACAAGAGCCGATCTGCCACGACGATTTATGGGGCAATGAAATATGTTGCTGGTGAATCCTTCATTTCTAATAATCAAAAATCAAACGTAAGGCTCAGCACTGCCCTTTATGGGAATGTGTTGAATAGCACTGGTAGTATTATCCCGTTGATCTGGAAAAGCTTAAAAGATGGATTCAGTCTGAATCTCTATGGGGAAGACATGACTAGATTCTTTATTGATGTTGAAGATGCAGCATCTATGATTGAATCGGCATTAAAATATGATGGGTATAATGTAATCCCCATCCTTCAGAGCATGAGAATCCTAGATCTATTTGAGATCTTTAAAGAGGAATTTGGATTAAAATATACAGTTTCGCGCCCAAGAGCTTGTGAAAAAACCCATGAAATTATGGCGTCTCAAGATGAAATACCTAGAATTACAAAGCAAAATAACCTATACTTAATGCATCAAAATTTGATATATAATGAGGTTAATTTTCCAGATAATCAGTATTCTTCTAAGGATTCTGTAATTAACAAAGAAGAACTACGTAGTTTTTTACGGTCAAAAAATTTCTATAAGCCAGAATGAAGATCTTTGTATTTGGTGCAAGTGGGATGTTAGGCCAATACCTAACAAAATATCTTTCCTATTATTTTGAAGTAATCCCTATTACCCGCTATGAAATAGATCTGAGTAAAGAGATATCATCAATTACTCAAAAATATACTTTTAATAGCTCTGACGTAATTATCAATGCAGCCGGCGTCATTAAGCAAAGAGACTATTCTTCTGAAGAGTTGATTAGAGTTAATAGTCTATTTCCTCATTTCTTAGCTAGGCTCGGGTGTAATGTCATTCATATTACGACTGATTGTGTATTCAGCGGTAATACGGGCCACTATGATGAGGATTCCCCTCACGACTGTATAGATGACTACGGTAAAAGTAAGTCTTTAGGTGAATGTAAAGAATTAACAGTAATTCGCACATCTATAATTGGCGAAGAGGTAAACAATAAAAAGTCTTTACTTGAAGTAATTAGGTCAAATAAACATTCTACCATTAATGGGTTTATCAACCATTTTTGGAATGGAATAACGTGCCTAGAACTTGCAAAACAGATCCGTAGCATTATTGAATCAAAATCCTACTGGAAAGGTGTAAGGCATTTCCACTCGCCCGACACTGTGAGTAAATTTCAGTTAGTATCTTATATTAACGAAATCTACGAATTAGGTAATAAGGTCAACCCTGTAATGGTAGATCATTGTGATAGAAGTTTATCTACAAAATATATTAATCCAGTCAAGACTACCATAGAAGCTCAAATTATTGAATTAAGAAACTTTGGAATTCCATATAAAGTTGAAGAACTTAGTATACAAGAAAAATTAGAAGGTTTTCCATCTGTAAACTTCATTAGTATTCCAGAATCCAAAGAAAGAAGAGTAAAATTGTGTGATACTTTATTGAGGTACGGAGTAAAGACCGTAAGGCCATATATTTACGAAAGATACAAAAGTGGAGATCATAAAATAATATATCCTGACCCTAAAGAGCTGCCGGATTACAAATATGTGTTCCCGGATGCATGTATGGGAGCTTTTACTTCACACTTAAAAGCCATCAAAACTTGGTATGAATCTACCACTGAAGAATACGCTTTTTTCTGTGAAGATGATATTTCTTTTGAGACGGTTAAATATTGGAACTTTACTTGGAAGCAATTTTTTAACAATCTCCCTAAAGATTGGGAATGTATTCAATTGTCCCTAGTTAGAGTTTTTCCAACTATGTTTGTATTTTTTGATAAGGGAGTAAAACTTAGGGATAGGTGTTGGTGTGATTGGTCTGCTTGTGGATACTTGATTACCCGTGATAGAGCAAGAAAACTTCTTAATACTTACTACAACGGTGATACTTTTGTTTGGGATTATAGAGGATCTGATAAACAACTTAGAAAAGAACAACATAATCAAACATGGCCTTACGAGCCGGGAATTGAAACCATACTTTTCAGTATCTTAGAGGATAAACCAGTTTATACTTTCCCTCTTTTGGTATTTGATGCTGAAGCCGATACAACAGTTTGGGGAGAGGATGAGAATCAAAAAAATATGTTCTCATATTCCCACATAGCTATTATGAATTGGTGGAAAACAAAAGGAAAGTCCTTGAGTATAAAGGATATTAGCAAACAAACATAATGTTTATCTAAATAAAACAAAAACATACTATTATGGAAGACCTACTTGATCTAATGATTGCTGATGAATCTCCATCAGAAATTAGTGATACTATCAAAGATATTCTATTTGCAAAAGCTGCCGATAAGATTGACGGTTATCGCCCAGAAGTAGCACAAGCACTATTTGCAAGTAATGACTGATTTGGAGGATCTTTCTTCCTTCTTTCAGACAGTTGCAATTGCCAAGAAAAAGAAAAGAGAAGAAATAGATAAACTTGTATCTACGTCTTTTGATGATCTTTTCCTGCAGCCACTCAAAGAGCAAATAAAGACTTCTCCCGAAAAGGTTATAGTAGAAGAGGTTGTTGTTGAGGATACTAAGCCGCAATTAATTGAGCAGTCAATTAAGAAATTAGATGAATCCTTAGCCGAACCTCCTCAGGTAAAGAATTCAGATCCTTTAACTCCCGTAAATCAAAAGTTTGCTACTTTAGAAGATCTTAATCGTCATTATAGTCTCTTTATTGGTAGAATTCAACAACAACTCGCCACTTTAGGCGGTGGTGGTGAAACTAATCTAGCTTTTATGGACGTTCCGATTACAACGGTAACGTCTAGCAGCTACCAGATAGGATATTCTGATTATTATATTGGGGTTAACTATGCTGGAGCGGTGACAATTACTTTGCCAAAAGCTGACAGGCAAGGAAAGAAGTTTGTGGTGAAGGACGAATTAGGAGAAGCATCTAAAGGTCAAAATCGTCATATTACTATATTACCTTACGGATCTGATCTGATTGATGGTAGAGATAAAGCTATAATCGCATATGATTATGGATCATTGACTTTTATTTGGAAAGACGGTAGTTGGAGAGTTGTTTAAATGTCGCATCTATATGAACCATTCAAGCCAGATTCAGATGCATTTGGTAGATTAAGAATATCAAATCCCTATACTTTAGGCGATTACAAACATCTTTATGCTATTGATCCAGATTTCGTAGATATTAAGGTTGGCACTGGCGCAACTGTAATTTTTGACGTTAATCAAG